GCTTGCGCTTAAAGCATTTGGTCAATTAATGCGTGGAGAAGAATTTGACGCAAGATTGCGAGGAGAAGAAAAAGCTGGATACCTTGATGGCGTAATTAACAACTTAAATGCGATTAAAAATAAAACAGGAGTATCTGGAAGGAAGATTTCAAATTACAAAGCAGCTAACGAAGGAGATGTTAGCAGAGTTGTTGTTGACAGGCATATAACTCGTCTTCTTTTTGGAGTGGACACTCCAAGCAAAGCGCAATACGATTTAGCTGAAAAAGTATTAACAGAAATAGCAAACGACATTGGTTGGGAGCCTTCACAAGTGCAAGCTGCATTGTGGGCGCATTCAATCGTGTTATCAGGAAAAGAACCCGAATCTTATGGAGCATACCTCACAAAACTTGAATCAAATCCAATTACCAAAAAAGAAATTGCAAGCGGACTCACAGGAAATCAACTCACCAAACGAATTGGAAAACTTGCTTATGCAGGCCAAGGAAACCTTAAATCTGGCGGCGGCAGGGGCAGATATTCTAAAGATGGCGAAACTAAAACTAAATGAAATAGAAAAAAACTAACACTATGCCACTACGAAAATGCGCCTCACAGAATTGCTTCACTCGCAATTTGAAAACTGAACTGAAGTCCGGCAAACCTTTGAAGCAAAGTTTAGCCATCGCATACAGCGTCCAACGCAAAGCGAAATCCAAAAAGAAAAAGTAATATGCACATCGAAGATTTGAAAGACCCAAGTGAGGTAACAGCATTGTTCATAGATCATGGTTTGTTCATCTCGCAGGCACTGAAGCTCGCGGAGACATTCAAGAAGGTTTACTCCTACACTCCGTGGGAGTCTGCATTCCCAAAAATGACAAGTATGATCGGATATGGCTACGAGGAAATAGAGCCTGTTGACTCCATCTTTGGCCCACATTTTGACGCGATTGACTTGTTCGTCTTTCCAGACATTAATCACGGGCCATTACAGCAATACTTGGTTGACCAAGGAAAGATTGTATGGGGTTCACGCCTCGGAGAGTGCTTGGAGCTTGATCGTGAAGGCATGAAGCAAATTTTGACTGCGCTTGATCTTCCCGTTGGAAAATTTGAGCATATCAAAGGCATGAGCAACCTTCGCGCATATCTGAAGGAAAAGAAAAATGTGTATGTCAAGATCAACAGATGGCGCGGAACATTTGAGACTTTTCGTAGTGCAAGTTACCAGCAAGTTGAGCCTAAACTCGACGAGATCGAACACAAACTTGGGCCATTGAAACATATCATTGAGTTCACAGTCGAAGATCAGATTGAGGAACCAAATATGTTTGAAGGCGGAACTGATGGTTACGTCATCGATGGAGAGTATCCAACAAAGTTAATGTCGGGAATTGAAGTCAAAGACCTCGCTTATGTTGGTGTGTTTACGGATTACCTTGACATTCCAGAACCAATCAGACGCTTCAATGACCGCATGAAACCTGTGTTCGCGGCATACGGATACCGGGGTTGGATGTCCACCGAGGTTCGTATTGGTAAGGATCACAATCCGCATATGATCGATGGCTGTATGCGTTCTCCAAGTCCACCTAATGAACTATGGCAAGAACTCTACAGCAACTTTGCAGACATCGTTTGGTATGGCGCAAACGGAATCGTTGTTGATCCAGAACCAACTGCTAAATATGGCGCAGAAGTTCTCATTCACTCTTCATGGGCATCTGGCAACTGGCAGCCAGTGGACATTGATCCAGACGTGCGTGAATTCGTGAAATTGCGAAACAGCATGAAGATTAACGGACGCGAATACATTTCTCCAATGGGCGATGGATTGCCAGAAATTGGCGCAGTCATTGGTATGTCTGATGTATCGGTTGAAGATGCTATCAAAAACGCAATTGAGCATTGCGATGGAGTATCTGGATACTATCTGGAGATGCCAACCGCTGCCACAGACAAGGCACTTGAGGCAATCGAAAAGATGGATAAACTTGGGTTGAATTATTTCAATTAATGACAACCTACACTTGGACAATTTTGGTTCTTTCCATTGCAGCTTTTGTCGGTGGCGGTTTCTGCATTGCCACTGCATTTTGGTGGGATGACAAGTAAACCGCACAATCCAGAACCGGAGAAAAATCCTCCTATCAAAAAATGATCACGTTGAAAAATATTGATCCAATTGCCATGCGGTATGTGACAACTGGCGATTGGGAATGGTTGCCTAATGGTCATCTCAAATGCTCTGTAGCTGATTACGGAAACGAGGATGGCGCATTCTTGGTCAACCTGCATGAACTAGTGGAAGCATGGTTGTGCAACAAAGCTGGAATCCGCGAAGATGAGGTCAGCAAGTTTGATGTTGAGCATCCAGACTTGAGTGAACCAGGCGACTCTCCAGAAGCTCCGTATTACAACCAGCACCTCATTGCGACACAGATCGAGCGCATCGCTTGCCAAGCAGCAGGAATCAATTGGCAGGAGCATAACGACTGGGTGCAGCGAGCAGGAGATGAGGTAGAGCGCAAGCAAGACGACGAAGTGCCAGCAATCCTTCTCAATGGGCCAAGATTTTGGGCTGAACTGCATCTGCTCGGATTGCGTCACAGGTCTGGAAAAAACATGACTGGATGGTTGAACGATTGGCGCGATTCAATTCCGTTCAATGGATGTCCGTGCAAGGAACATCTTGACGAGTGGATGAGCGAAAATCCTCCAGACTGGAATCGCTTTTTTGAGTGGGGTATTGACCTACACAACGCAGTAAATATGCGGATCGGCAAGCCAACGATGGATGTTGAGAACGCTAAGGAATTGTGGATGCAGCGGCACTTCTAAAATAATTCTTGCCATGAGAAAATAACCGCATAGGATTCGCGGCTCACATGAACATCATAGATACATTCACCAATACACCGATTCTCGTTACGCTACAGCACTGCTGGCAGGCATTCTTATGCCTGTCACCAATCGCCTTGATTGCAGGACTAACATTTCTCCTGACAAATGAATAAACATAGAAATCAAAAGCTAAAAATGTTTTCAGCCAAGGGTGCTGGAAGCTCATCAGGCTTGGAAGAAAAGGTTGATTTCTGGCTAGTAAAATTGTCGAGGGAAGTAAGTATTGCTTGCGATAAATTCTGGACAAATACAGAGGAACGTCGTAGCGTGGACGCTCAATATCGCAGAAACAATCCATTTATAAACGAATAAATATGGCAAAAGTAAACAATCACCCTGCATTTCCTGTGCAGGCATACGCTGGAGACGCGAATTCACCGAAAGTACGACCAAACTCTGGCATGGGAATGCGAGACTGGTTTGCCGGACGCGCACTGGAAGGCATTCTCGCCAATCCAGAAGAGCAAGCTATGGAAGCACCAGTTGAAGCAATAGCGAATATGGCATACAAATTTGCGGATGCCATGCTTGAAGAAAGAGAACGATAATTTATGTCAACATCAGCAACCATCAAATTTGGAGGCCCAATGGTGATCTCCAATGGTCAGTCAAAGAAAAAACTATCGAACATGAACGTGTCGGTAGTCAAACCAACCAAAAAAACAAGCAAACTAAAATCAATAAAAAAATGAGCGAGCAAACAGAACCATCAGCGGAAGGATTCAACGAGGATCAAGTCAAGGCAATCGAACACGTCCTGAAGGACATTGACATTGACGCAGTGTCAAAAGACGAAGTGTTTCTCGATGTCATCAATCGTTTGAAGCGTTTCAATTTTGAGATGACAGTTGCTTTGTATCTCCTCGAAAAGAAGACGATCTCGGACATGGCTAATGCTGCCGCAGAAACGCCCGTAGAAGGCGATGAAAAGTCAGAATAACCTCAAGCGTTCGGCGACTAAAATCAAAGGGAGTGAGCGAGTCCAATCCTCGCGCACTCACGCTGGTAATGCCGCCAAGAAAGGACTGAACGGAGAAACTGGCGAAGCTGGACAAGGCAAGATTAAATCCTTCATTGTACGCAACCATATGTTATCATCACGAAAAGAACCATGAGCATCGTATCCGACCACGCATCCGACACAAAAGACCTGTCCCACAAATGCCCGTCCTGTAGCGTTGAGTGGGTTGACCACCGAGGGCCAACATCGCTCTGTGAGCGCATACAAGAATGCAAGCGGGTCATCGCTGAACTCCTGCACTATGTTGAGCAGCCAGACTACACGCGAGACATGGGCGAGATTGAATGTTACTTCGACACCATCGAGGACGCTGAAATCATCTTGGAAGAGTTCTGATGGACACGATCAAAAATTCCGAATGGAGCAGGAACGGAAAAGGCGACGATGAGCGTCCAATGGATCGCAAAAAGTTTCGTGCAAACTTTGACGAAATTGATTGGTCTGCTCATCGCAAGAAAAAGTCTGAAGACATCGTTCCAAGCGATGATGACCGCAGGGCTTGATTTGATCAGCGTTTGCGAGCGTCAATCTTTTTTTGTAAATATTTTTCTACGCTGAAAAAAATTGTTGCGTAGTGTTTATGCGGCTCTGAGAGCATCGATGTCCGCAGATGTAGATTCCATGCGGTTCTACGAGCTTGAAAAAAAGTTTAAAAAAAACTAGACATCGAAATTCCGTGCTGTAGTTTTGTTTTCAAGCAGACGGCACAACGCCAGACGCGCAATAAATAAATACATACATACATACAATGAATCCACTACTAAACGAAATCCACGATCTGTTTGCATTCCAGCTCAAGCAGGCGCAACGCCATGATCTGGACGAAATCAGAATCACAGTGCCTCGCGCCAAATCGTTCTGCAATGCAATCCGAATTGCCAAACACCATGAGCTGGTCAGTAAAGAATCGCATCCAGCAAGAATTTTCCACAACTGGGCAACAATTCAGATGTCTGCAAAATGAGTGCTGAATTTGCCGTAACTTTATTCTTGATCTGTATTGGGAGCTGCTATGCTTGCTTCCGACTTGGACAAGAAAATGTCCTTCATCAATTTCGCAACTATTGCGACAAACAAGATTCCTCCCAAAACAAAACAACAAACAAATAAATACATATGAGTAACCAAATCGTAGTTCACAACCAGTCAGTCTCTGACATCGAAACGATGGCGAAAGCTATCACCAAGTCAGGTCTGTTCGGGATCAAATCTCCAGACCAAGCAGTAGCACTCATGCTCGTCGCTCAATCTGAAGGCAGGCATCCTGCAAGCGTAGCAAGCGAGTTCGACATCATCCAAGGTCGCCCTGCGCTAAAGTCACAAGCTGCACTTGCTCGCTTCCAAGCAGCAGGCGGCAAGATTCAATGGACATCCAGAGGGCCAAGCAAATGCTCTGCAAAGTTCGCTCACGCTCAAGGTGGAGAGCTGGAGATCACTTGGACAATGGAACGTGCCAATGCCGCTGGACTCACTGGAAAGGCAACATGGAGACAGTATCCAGATCAGATGCTCTCAGCTCGCGTTGTCGCTGAAGGTGTCCGTGCAGTTTTCCCTGCCTGCCTAAACGGAGTCTACCTTGCTGAAGAAGTGCAGGATTTTGATACCAAACCAACAAGCGTTAGGACATCAGCACCTGTTGTCATAAAAGAAGCAACTCCAGTTGCGGTTGAGGTAGTCCAAATCGAAGACGCTCCAGAAATTCCGTGGGACGCTGGCAACTGGTATGATGACATCAAGGCACAGATTGACCCTGTTGCAGGTGCTGCGACTCGTTTCCTCGCTGCCAAAGGGCAACTCACAGAAGGTCAATCATGGACTGACCTTGGCGAAGGCGCATATCGCCAGCGCATCCTTGAGGCAACTGACAAATTCATCGCTGCTCTGGAGGCATTCAAATGATCCGTCACTCATCATTGCCAAAGTTAGAGCAGTGCGCTTGCTACGAATCCGCTGGAGGTGACTCTCCAGCGGCAGCAAGGGGAACTCGGATGGACGAGGCATTCCGCTTCGCATTGTCTGGAGACGCGAGCAAACTTGACGCTCTGGAGCAGGAAGAAAAAGAATCGGTTACTTGGGCAGTTGTTAAGGTTCGTTTAATTGCTGGCGATGAAACCATCATCTCAGACGAATCTGCGCTCAAAGTTCAAACGCCCGGTCTTGAACATATCGGCACGGAGGATTCACGCATTCCATCAAAATGCACCTCGCTAGACTTAAAGTCGGGAATCCAGCGGGATTATTATGCTCAAATGGCAGCATACGCATATGGGAACATGGAACGCGACTTCGCTCCAGAGTGGACTTGTCACTTGTTGTTCTGCGACCAGAAGAAAATAGTCACGCATCACTTCACATACGAGCAAGCAAAGTTGGTTGTTGAAAACATTCTGGAAGCAGTTGCCGATCCAGAAAAAAACCCAACTCCTTGTGAATATTGCAACTGGTGTAAAAATCGTGAGCAATGTTTCGCACTTGGGAAAGCGGCATCCGATACATTGGAAATCGTTGATAGCGATTTTAACGCCAACCTCGCGCAATTGAAGACGTATCTTGCAGACTCTCCAGAAACGCTCGCGGCATTTATTGCCAAGGCAGCAATCTTCAACGATCAACTTGTTGACTGGGCGAAAGAATTGGCTAAGGAAAAACTTGCCAATGGCGAGGAGATTCCAGGTTACAAGTTGCAGAAAGTCAAAGGAACGGATTACATTGATCCAACGCAAGTTGCCAGAGCGTTTAATATTTCTGGCGCACCAATGCAGGAAGTTGTTAATTTCCTCGGTGATAAGATAAAGTCATCTGACATGAGAGAGTTTCTTGATAATCGTCAATGCGACTTTCAATTTGATGTTATTCAAGGAAGCGGGTTTACAAAGTTAGTTCAAGACAAAAAGAAAAAGAAGTAAACTAAATAAATAAATACATAAATACATGAATATTAGACAACGAAATAAATGGCTTGATGGTTTTAATCTCCGTATTAAAACTCAAGAAGAATGGATTACCGACATTATGAAGGTTCCAGCATATGCTCGCGCACTTGTTGCTCGCATGATTTGGTGGGACTATGCCAGTGATCGGTTGAGCAAGGATAAGTGGGAACAATTTGACCAGTTCCTTGTGCCTCCATACGACGATGTATCGCCTCGCGCACTCATCAATGGACTAATTATCTGCGGATACACTAAAGATCGTGCTAACACTCGCGTAAGGAGGGCAGCATGATGGGCGGCTACAATCTCAAAGAAGCTGGATGCGCCAGGGTTATCAATAACACTCCAGAGGATTGGAAAGAAGCAACGCTTGCAATCATAAAGGCAATGGCATCCAGCGGCATGACATTTAATGCAGAAGATGTCCGCAAGCTCGCTGGTGATCCACCAAACCATCCAAACGCATTCGGTGCTATATTCAATGTAGCACAACGACTGAAACTAATCGTCCGTGTAGGTGACATCATCGCCAAACGAGACAACGCTCACGCAAGGAGAATATCGCTTTACAAAGGCGCACGATACGCTTAAATTAGTGATTCCTCGGTCGAGGACGATGTTTGATACCATCGATAAACACTAAAACAAATTTGGCCTGCCTCATGCCTGCGAGATTCCTCGTAGGAGTATCACTTGAGGCGGGCCTTTCTTTTAGATTATGAAAATTAAACGACCAGCATTCCAGTTCTACCCCGCAGACTATTTAGGCTCGCAGAGGGTGGCATTGATGACACTTGAAGAAGAAGGCGCATATTTGAGATTGCTTTGCTATTGTTGGCAGCATGGAAGCATACCTTCCAATCCAGAGCAAATAGCTCGATTGATTGGTAAGGGTGCTTCAACCACCCTTGCAACCACCGTTGCAACCATGTTCCAACCACACCCAGAAAATGGTTCGTTGTTGGTTCACGAAAGATTGCAACAGGAAATTGCTAAACAAAATGAGTGGGCAAGAAAAAGTGCTGAAGGTGGTAAAAAGTCCGCTGAGATGAGGAAGAATCTCAAGGGTGGTTCAACCACACTTGCAAGGGTGGTTGAAGAATGCTTGCCAAATGGTATCAACCAAAAGGCAACACTTCTTCTTCAGTCTTCTTCTACATCTTCTACTACTACTACAGAAAAGAAAACAAAGACGGCAGTTCAACCATTCACAGTCGATGATCAAGTTTGGAATGATTTCCTCGCAGTCCGCAAAGCTAAACGCGCACCGCTCACAGAAACCGCTTTGAACATGATCGAAAAAGAATGTGAACTTGCAGGCTTGACACTCAATGATGCCTTGACAGAATGCGTCACTCGTGGATGGCAATCATTCAAGGCTGACTGGATCAAACCCAAGCAGCAACAAGCTGAGATGACCTACTCACGGGCTTGCTAATACATACATGAAATCACTACCTATCGCCATCACTGCCGAGAAAGCGGCATTATCACTCATAGCAGTTGATCCAGATGTTCTACCGCACTTGTCATGGAACGCTGATCTTTTTGCTCTTGAGCAGCACAAACTGATCTTCAAGGCACTGAAGAGGGTTTACCAGCGGACAGGATCAACAAACGCACTGGGGGCAATCTCTGACCTAGAAACAACTGGCAAGCTCAATGCCGCTGGAGGTAAGGAAGGAGTCATCGAAGTTCTCAAGACAATCCTGCTTGCACCGGGAGCCATGTGCGTCGAGACAGCAGCGGACTACCGCTCGCAACTTCTAAAGGCAAAAGGATACCGCGATGCTATCAAGACATGGGATGAAGCGCATGACGATGTTTGCGCGATGCGAGCAGACCTGCCAGCAATCGCGGAGTCATTGGCTAATGCAATCCAACCAGAAACCAATTCAAAGAGCGTAAAGGAGCATCTGAGCGATTTCCTTGACGATCTTGAGAACAAGTCACCACTGGAAAACTTCGCCACTGGAATTCCGAAGGTTGACAAGCTACTCGGAGGTGGAATGCGGAGAGGTGAAATGCTGGTTGTCGGAGCGCAGACCAGCGGAGGTAAGTCAATCTTGCTTTACCAAGCTGCGCTTAACGCACTTCTTGAAGGAAGATCGGTATCAATATTCTCGCTCGAAATGCCAGCGAAATCCATTCTCCAGCGCATGGCCTGCAACTTGATTGGAAAGACAATCGTGCCAATGCGCGAGATTGATGCAGTCTCCGATTGGAAAACAGTTGCCAGTGCGAAGGACATCACAAATGCAATTGGACAATTAATGAAGATGAACCTCACGATCCGCGACGATATGTCAGAGGTGGGAGAGATAATTGCAGAGGCTCAACGTCTGGCATCACTTGGTAAGGCAGATGTAATTGTTGTCGATTACCTACAAATTGTAACGATGCCTAACGCCGACAATCGTGAGCAGGCAGTGAGCGAACTATCACGCAGGTTGAAGCTGACAGCACTCAAGGCAAACTCCGTGGTGCTGACGGCATCGCAACTCAACGACGATGGAGCAGTTCGTGAGTCCAGAGCTATTGGTCATCATACGGACTTCCTGCTCATCATATCTCATCCAGACGACAAGAAGAAGGAATCTCCGAGCTACCGCAAGACAGCACCAGCGCAACCAACCTCACGCATCCGAATAGACAAGAATCGCAGAGGTCAAAGAGATGTGTTTGTGCCAGTGAAAATGCGCGGAGAAATTTCACGCTTTGAGGAGATACATGAATAAAGATCACGAATACGAGCATTGTCTGATGCTTCTCGAAACAAGCATTGGAATCTGGGAAAGCCGCATCCAGTCTCGATTTGCGCTTGCTGAGAAAAAATATCAAGAGGCAAGAAAAATATATGAAAAAAATTTCAGCGAGTCTGCAAGGGGTTCAACGGACACCGAAGACCGCAAACCTAGCACTGATGCGGTTGCGGAATGGGATGCTTTTTTTGAAAATAATGTTGACCCGTTTTAGCAATGCTGTAGATTTGAACTCGTCAAACGACAATACATACATATGAATACCTCAACCTCTGACCTTATGATCAACATCGACGCAATGGAAATTATTGCAAAGCGTCATTACTTGAAACCATCCGAAGTCGCAGTTCTTCCTTCTGTGATTGAACGCTTGGCGATGCGTTTCAAACGATCAATTCAATACATCTGCGAAACATCTATCAAGGAGCCAGAATTCAGCAATGAAGTTGCTACTGTTTGCAAGGCAGTTGCCGCATAACATGGCGCAACTAATAAAAACATTTCTTCACAATCAATAAATATATGGCAAAATCAGACTACTACGACGATCCAGAATCATACTGGCAGGACAAAGCGGATCGAAAAGAACAGGACGGAAAAGAGCGTCTGGAACGATGGGAGCGACAAAACCCGAATCACGTCTATGGGCAATACGAACCCAAACCACCAAAAAAATGAAACGACTTAACTATGACTGCTGGAGCGATTGATAAACCAAACCCCGGCAGCAAAGCAGCAATCGATGCAGGTTGCACTTGTCCTGTTCTCGACAACGGACATGGACATGGATACTTGGGAATGGAAGGCATCTTCGTTTACTCTGGAGGATGCAAGCTCCATATGGCAGATAACTTTTTAAACAAACAAGACAATGACAATTGAATACGCACAGCAAAATGGATTTGTTCCGCTAACTAATGGCTATAAACTTCCACGGGAGAAGTGGATGATGGATAATGCCATTAATGACGCGCAACGAAACAATAAGGAGATTCTTGTTGTCTTCACAGACGAAGGCGCAGAACTCTGGCAGAAACCAAAAAACAAACTAGCAACAGAACAAGAATAAATATGGAATACGACAACACTAATCGCGGATCACTATTCAAGAATGACCGCAAGGAACAGGATAGTCACTCCGACTACAATGGCACCATCAACATTGAAGGCACAGAATACTGGCTGAACGCATGGGTCAAGGAGAGCAAAAAAGACGGCAAGAAGTTCTTCAGCCTATCAGTGAAGCCAAAGCAGCAACAAAACGCGACACAGGCCAAACCTGCGCCAGCAAAACCTAAATACGAAGGTCGCAAGAAAGACGACGAAGGCGACGATATTCCGTTTTGATACTTTCCTCGCTTAACTGAGTATTCGGGCAAGCAGGGGACAACGGGGGCAGCGCATCCGAAAAAACGCTGACAAATAAATGATTAGCCTGCAAGAAACATTATTTGATCTGACAGAGTATTCACTAGAATATGATGAAAAGAAAGGTAATGACCATGCAAGAATTGGAACATTGTCTGAAATCATGTTCGCTGTTGAAGCAGCAAAAAATGGATTTGATGTCTTCATGCCAATTGGTCATGCTCAAAAATCTGACTGCATAATTTGGAAATCACCAGCAAAACCAATCAGCGTTCAAGTTAAAAAAGCGGGATCAAAATCAATAAATTCTTATCAAATATCAACGTCATCAAAAAAACCATCTTGCGCTGCAAATCCAACCGAAAGAGGCTCTCTTTACACAAATTACCATGAAGGAGATTTTGACATTCTTGCAGCGCACATCGCACAACAAAATTGTTGGGCATTATACAGACTCAAAGACATATGCGGACAATCATCAATACGCTGGAATGGATCACCAATGA